CCCATTCTGGAGTGTGTAGCAAACCACCGTTTGCCATAATACCAGTAACTTTATCAGGTTGATCTACTCTAGTACCAGGATTAGGAACGTCTTTACCGCCTCTGTATATAAATTTTTGATTAAAAGTTCTATCATTTAGAGGTCCACCACCAGGAACTCTCTCTGTATCAATAATAGTTGGTTTAGGATCATTATCAGATACTATAGTAAGTCTATCAGTCGTACCTTCAAATGTTCCTGTAGTAGGACTATTTGGATGTGTTTGCCAAATTCTCTTAACATCAAATGAAGTTATGACATTAGGAGTCTCTTGTTCAGGAACAATAGTTAAACGTAAAGGATCATAACCTTTACCCCTATTCAGAACACGAACATGAATTATTCTACCCGAATCAGTATCAATTATCGGATATAAAAGTGCCTCCTCAACTGGAGTTCCACATCCAGAAATGGATAACTTTGGTGGATCAGCAGGATCATATCCAGTACCACCATTTGTTACTTCTACTGCACGAACACCAAATACTTCATCAAAAATTGGTTCAATTACAGCACCAGAGCCAGGAACAGTTCTTGCCATCTATATCAAGTTACTATGTTGATTTGCCCTTGCATCGCTGCATGGAGTGTACATTGATAATAAAGAGTTGTAGGGGCATCCATAGGAACAGTCCAATATAATACAGTAGTACCACTACCGCTTTGTCCTGTCGTATAAGGAGTACCAGTCAAACCTTGAGTTGATTGAATTCTGAACGGATGAGCACCACCCTGAACAGTATTATCAAACGCATAAGTGAAACCTCTATGTACATAAAGAGTAGGATCACTTTGAGGAGTAGAAAATCCAGGACCGTTAATCGTATATGAAGAAGCTCCGTCAGCATTTACTTCCCACCAAGTAATTGGACTACGTACTGGAATCCAATTAGTACCATTATAGAATAATGAATCACCTTGAGCAATACCAGATACATCAGTATCAGTTAATCCAGCAAATGTAGTTACTAAACTACCAGAGAAATTAACTGTTAAAGTATCACCAGAAACTGCTGTAGTAATATTAGTTCCACCAGCAATAGTTAACGTGTCTGATTGACTATCTGCTGTTGTAGCTCCTGTATCACCAGCAACTGTGGCAAATAAACTAATAGAAGCAATACCAGAATCATCATCTGCTGGAACCCATTTACTACCAGAAGCACTCCACTTCAAAACTTGATTATTTGTAGGAGCAGCAGTTGTTGTATCAACGTCTGCTAAAAGATCAATTCCAGAATACTGTGTTAAAAGTTTTGCTTGTACATCTCCAGCACCACCTGCTGTTATGTTGATATTAACATAAGGATTATCATCACCATCTACTGTAAAGAAATATCCAGTATAAGTTGCAGCAGCAGGAGCACCCGCAAGAGATGCAAATTCATTTTTATATTTTACCTTCGTTGGCATATCAATGGTATTATCAGTACCATTAAATGTGCTAGTTGTAGTACCATTAGAAATAGTTACATTACCTGTTCCATTTGGTGCAATAACTATATTTCCATTAGAACTAGAAATAATAGAATTACTGTTAACATCAAGTGCTGAAGTTAACGCACTATAATCAGATGGAGCAAAGTTTGTTCCATTATATCTTAAAACTTGCCCAGTAGCAGGGTTAGTAACGTTAACAGTTAAAGTAGTACCGTTACCTATGGCAGTATACAGTTCAGTAAAATTGTCATTAATTTTATCGCCACCACCCCGCAGAGTATCCCCCGTGTTGTCGTTAGCCGCTGTACCTAGATTTAAAGCTTGCTTAGCCATTATTTGCTACAATTTTTAGTTATTTATGGTGTTATGTATGTGGGACTTCTTCTTCGCCATATAGACTTAAGTCAGGAGCAGTCCAGTTATCATCTACGACAGTTTCAACTGCAACAGAAGGATTTTGATATCCTGTTCCAGCAGTACTCATTTCTACACCAGCAACACCAACTAGTGCTCGAATTTGACCTTCAAATCCAGAAATTGAGTCAACCCTTACAGTTGGTCTAGTTGTATAACCAGATCCACCTGATGTAACCTGTACTTTTTCAATTGTTCCACTTGTAATATTTGCTTGTCCTTTAGCATCCTTACCGAATACAGAACCCAAGTAATCATAAGTGATTAAAGAGTTGGAAGATTCAATAACAGCAACCTCTCTGTCTGAAGTCTCACCTTGGATGTCAATAAAGTCACCTGGTTCGACTGGAGGTACAACCTCAGCAGCATCAACGTCTGCCTCAGAACCAACGTAGGAGAATCCAACAAATGTTGATCCTACACGAGGAATTTCAGAGAAGATAATTCTTGAACCAACAAGTTCAAAACCAACGCCTGGTTCCTGAATAACACCATTTAGAGAAACGATGATATTGTTTTCTGGTCTAATCACAGAAGACTGAACACCATCTGTAAGCGTTAGTGAGTAGAATACATCATTACGCTTGAGGTTGAATGACTGACGTAAAGAGTCAAACTCAAATGATATATCATCTAACTGTCTTAATTTACCTACGTAGAATCCTGTGAAGGATGCACCTAGATCTGGTGCCTCAGTAAATTGAATAGTGTTAGAGAACGCTGTATATGCGTTAGAAGCACCTGGAGGTTGTAATATACCATTAACAAATACTAAGAGGTGTCCAGCAGGATCTGGAAGGTATGAAGTGCCATTATCAATCGTTAGACTGAAGTTAGTTTGAGTACCATCAAATCCTCTAAATGCTCTCTTAACACGTGCCTTAAGATCAACTAATTTTAATCCTGCAGCAGTATATGAGTCAGGACCAGTAATACCGTCTCTTGCATTAAATGTTCCTGAAATATTAGAAAGGAACAATCTTTGATTAACACCTATTGTACGTATGTCCTGTACAAGTGCTGCACCAGCACCAGCATTAGTAACCTTAGTAGAAATTGATGCGTAACCTGATGGAGTAGTAAGAGCACCATAGTAACCTATCTGCTGACCTAAACTAAACGTTCCTGAACCCATTACACAATAGATGAAACCACCCGCAAGATCTACTTCAGTAATAGTTGCCCATGTTGTTGTATCATTAGATCCTTGATCGTTAATATTACCACTAACTCTATAGATTATTCCACCTTGTACGAAGTTATTCAAACCTAGTAGAATAGTAATTCCTAAACGAATGTGTCCAGTTGAGGCAATTCTATCACCAACAGCAATATCAAGTCCTGACATCTTAGTAACTTCTAGATACTGTCTAGATGCTGAAGGATAAACAACAGAACTTGTCTCAAATGTACCGTTAAGTGTTGCAGTATCAACTGTCAACTTACCACCTGTATTATCAAGTATAGATGCTTCAGTCTTTAAGAATCCTGTAGGAGTTGCAGTAGCACTACTTGTGTATCCCTTGAATGGAATATTATCAATAAAGTCTCCCTTAAGATCAATAACATGTAATCTATCTTCAATAGCACTAATCTGAGCAAGTGTTGTATTTGCTGCACCTTGAATAGTATCTGTGATTTGCCAAGTACCAGCAGTTACTCTAACATCCAAATACTTGTAGTTTGCATCGGAATGGAATCCATAAACAACACCAGTAATAGCAGCATCACCTTGCTTCTGAACTGCCTCATTCATAGTGAATGGACCATCAGTAATATCACCATCTATTCTGAATCTCTTAAAGATTTGAACAACTTTTCCTTCATTAACAGATAGTTTTTCAAGTTCAGCATAACTACCACTTAAAATACCATATAGATAATCAGCATCTTGTAATCCACCACCAACACCAGCAATAGAATCTCTAGTTCCATAAGTCATAGCAGGAACTGATATACCATTATTTGTGGTAATATTTGTATAATGACTATCAACTTTTTGTTGCTCACGTATTATATTAAGATTGCCACGTATTACCCTCATAATAGATTTCTTATCATAGTAACTTGCAGCAGTACTATCAAAATACTTAATAAATCCAGAATTAGGAGCAGGAGTTGTTAATGAATCAGTAAGAGATTTACCAACATAATCTTCTAAAAGATTCAAAGCATAACTCTTAATATTATACTCAGAGTTAGCATAGAATACCTTATTATCTCCAGAAGTATATGGATCTAAGAGGTTTCTATTGAGTTTTGCACCCCAAACATATAAACCATCAGTTCCATTACCTGCATAATTTTGTGAAGCAGTA